CCCTATCCCCGGCTATCAACTCCCCGAGCAATACGGGGGGGAATCCTACAGCAATGCTTGGAATGTCAGCTATATCATGGAGACCCCTCCTGGTTTCTGTGGCATGCCTGGCATCGTGGACGGGTTCGCCAAAGGCCACTACCTTGGCTTCATCCACAAATGCAACAACGGCAAGTATGCTGGCGGTTTCCCTCTCGTTCGTGAATGGGTCAACTTGGAGCTTGATAAGCTTAAAGCCAAGTTCCCAGACATGAAGCTCATCATTCACAAGGACACCACCAAGTTCATGCAACCCGCTTCCCCTCAAGGACTTTTCCCCCAGTGCTACCCGGCTCCGACCGTTGGTATAGCCCCTGCTTTCCACGGCGTGACCGATACAAAGCTGGTCGAGCTTCCCCACGCCCACCTCTTCAACCTCAACACTGCGCCCGCAGTCTTGGACACCGTCGAGATACACAAAGACGGGTCCATTGACTTCATTAATCCATACATCAAGAATCGGGAGAAGATTCCTGAGCTTTTGCTCTCCTATCCCGATGTTCCCCATCTCAACCGCCTGGTCTCTTCCATCGTCAACGACGTCACTGCCAAAGATCCCACCGACCACAAGTTCTGGTGCCGCCTTATGACCTATGACGAAGCTGTCGATGGTATTCCCGGCACAGTCTTTGGCGCTCTTGATATGACTACCTCCGTCGGCTATCCCTGGAACCTTGAGGGCCCTTCCTCTAAAGGTCCCTGGTTCTCAGACCCGGAGCGCCGCGCCAAAGTCAAGGCCGTTGTCACAGCCAAGATCGAGCTTCTCAAACAAGGCTATAGACCCCAGTTCTTACACATGGACGTCCTGAAGGACGAGCGCCGTACCGCGGAAAAGGTTCAAACCTGCTCTACCCGCGTCGTCGTCGTCGGTCCTCTCGACTTACTCATCATCAACCGTATGTATTTCGGTGGCTTCGCATCTTGGACCCAACTCCGCAAAATCGAGAACGGCGTCACTATCGGCATGAACCCCTACTCTTCTGAGTGGGATGCTATGTGCCGCGCTCTCAAGTCCATCCCGCCGTTCTGCGACCCTGGCTTTAAATGCTTCGCTGGCGACTCTGAAGGTTTCGATCTCCGACAGCACCAGGAAGCACTCCGTGCCATCTTCTCCGCCATTAATGATTGGTACGGAAATGGACCTGACGGTCTCATCCGCGACATACTCTCTCTTGAGTTCATGTCCCCCCGCCACCTTACCTTCCCAGTAACTGTCGGACCTGACCTGAAGGCCAAACTCCTAGCCATGCCTAAGCCCGAGGACCCGTACAAGGTCAGCCATTACATGAAGATTGTTAACGCTAGCGATAACCGCAAGTTCTGCTTCATCTACATCAAGATCACAGGCCACCCCAGCGGGAGCTACCTCACAGCTCTAGTTAATTCCTGGTACTCCGTGGTCAAGCCCTACATCGTCATTCAGTTCAAGCTT